TGTATCTGCGGAACTGCAATGCCATCGTTTTTGCGGATCGGTTCAAGGAAAAGGTGCAGGGTCACAAATTCCACGCTTTCTTGATCGACGCACACGGCGGGCGGCTGACCGATATTGGTTCAGGGAAAAGCCCGCAGGATCAGTACACCGAGCGGCTGGCAGAGCTTGGAGTTCGGTCTGCCGTCACCGGGGCTTCATTTATCCCGGGCTGCGATGACGTTCAGGCTGGCCTTTCCAGCGTTCGGACGGCCATGCACATCCGGTCTGGCGGAACCTCTTTTCTGCGTATTTTGCGGGGTTCCCTGCCAAATATGGAGCGGGAACTGAAGCGGTATAAGAGGAAGGCCACCAACGTGGGCGGGCAGACCATTGTGACCGACCAGCCCAACAACAAGGGTGACTTCCACTTGGTCGATTGCTTGCGATACCTGTGTGCCTATGAGCCCAAGTACCACCGACCGACCGCTCCGGTCATGGATCAACCATGGTGGTTTGAATCGAAGATGAAGCGGGACAAAGCCAAGAACCAAGGAGGGGTGGTTTACCTAGCCCCCGCTTCCTACTCGTCTGAAGTCTATTACGCCTAGTTGCCCGGTTTTGGGCGGGCATTAGTGTAGGGCAGTCCCTTTTCATGGAGGCTCCCTTATGTCCTATGCAATGCCCGAGGTGACGATTGGCGATCTTGTTTTGTGGCACGACAACCCGGCTTCACCGACAGACCCCGTGATGGGCTGGGTGATCGAACGACCGGGGCGTGATTCTGTCTCCATCCTTGTGTTCACGCAGAACGCTGGGTTCGTTGAGAAGAAGTCGGTTCGCCACAGAGATGACCCGTTTTGGGTTGAGTCCGAGATGGCTCAGAACTGGCAGCGTTGGGGTTGCTGGGAGCTTCATCCGACCACCTCCCTTCTCAAGGAACTCAAGGGGATGGTGACCAAGGCGAAGCTGGAGGCTGCAAAGAAGACGAAGGAGGTGGCAGCATGAGGTGCCTTTTAGTCGCTCTTGCCGTGTCCCTTGCTTGCGTGACGGTCCATGCGAGGCCGCGCCGCCAGTGCCCGCAAGGTCATCCGGTCCAGAATGCCGTTCGTGCGATTACCAACACCGCACAGGGAGTCGCTGAAGCCTGCGCCCGCATGGGGCGGCTCCAGCACATGGGTGGCTACTCCGGGCCGGAAGGTCTGGGAATGGGCCCCACCCCGGATGCAGCGTACCGGAATTGCTGTTTTGCCAATTCAGGTATGCGGGATGCGGACGTTGGTTACGCCCAGACCTCAAGCGGCCAGTGGGTTGTGTGTAGGAGGTACGCGCAGTGAGCGAAGAAAACTATGCCCCGGAACTGCCGCTGACGGGCGGCGATCCGAGCCAGTTTGAAGACCCGCCGCCGGATGCCTACACGCAGAAGCAAGTCGAGGATGCTCTGCGGAGCGTTGCGTCTTCGTGGCTGTCCAAGCTGAAGCAGGCCGAGAAGCACAAGCGGCCCTTCACCGAGGATGCCAAGGAAGCCATGAACTTCTTTGACGGTGGCAGGAATTGGTTTTGGGAGCCCAAGGCCGGGACTCCTTATTCCAAGATGTCGCCCCCCAGCTTTCGGATGACTCTGAATCGGGCGTTTGAAGCCGTCAAGCTACTGGGTTCAGTGATCTATGCCCGCAATCCCGTGCGGACTGTCACCCCCAAGAAGTTTCCTGCGATCCCGCCAACGGCTCTTGGCATCGACCTGAGCCAGCCGCCGCAGATGGACCCCATGACCGGGATGCAGATGCCTGACCCGAAGATTGAACAGTACGTTCAGGTCAGCCAGCAAATCGGCATGATTGAGGAGATGCGGCAGACGGTCAGTAGCCTCATCGAAGCCTATCTCAACTACACGCCCGTCGAACTCAACCTCAAAGAGCATTCCCGCCGGGTTGTGGATGAAGGCATCCTCAAGGGCATGGGTGTGTGGTGGACCGAGCTTGTCGAGCTTGGTGGCGAGGAAGGCCCGCCGGTTGGCATGGTTGGTTCGTTTGCCGATTCGGTGGACAACTTGCTGTTCGATCCTGACGCGGACGAGCAGGAAGACATTCTTTGGGTTGCCCGTCGCTGCGTTCACCCGATCAACGACATTGCCGCGAAGTACGGGGTTGACCGCGAGGCTCTGAAGGGGCATCTGGAGAGCTACGTTTCTCGCGGTGAAGAAGAAGACCGTGGGTACAAAAACCGCAAGAAAAACGGCAAAACCAACGACCTCATCGTGTACTGGAAGATTTGGTCGAAGACGGGTTTCGGGCACACCCTCAAGGGGGCTCCGAAAGAGTTTGCCCAGATGTTCGATTCGCTTGGGCAGAACTGCTACTTGGTTGTGGCCGATGGGGTTGAGTTCCCGCTGAACACCCCGAAGGACGTTGTGATGGAGGAGCCCGACGAAACCGGCCTCCCCAACACGCTGTTCACCCGCACCCGCTGGCCCATTCCGTTCTACGCAGACATGAACGGCTGGCCCTGCACGTTCTTCCAGTGTCACCGCAAGCCCGGGTATTCGTGGCCTATCAGTCACTTGAAGCCGGGTATGGGCGAATTGAAATTCCTGAATTGGGCGATGAGCTTCCTTGCGACCCGGGTGATGACTTCCTGCAAGACCATGGTGGGAGTTGCCAAGGCTGCGGGCGATGACATCAAGGATCAGATTCTAAAGCATGAGGAATCCGGGTTCTCGCTTGTCGAGCTATCGGAAACCCTTGGCCGGTCAGTGAGCGATATTGTCAGCGTCTTTCAGTTGCCACAGGTCACGCCAGAGCTTTGGCAAATTATTCAAGCTGTTTCCGAGATGTTCGATAAGCGAGTGGGTCTGACAGAACTCACTTACGGTTTGACGAGGGCAGCTTATAGAAGTGCCGCAGAAGCGCAGGTGAAGTCCGAGCAAATTTCGGTCAGGCCCGATGACATGGCTTCCGCGCTGGAGGATGCCATGTCGATGCTTGCCCGCCGTGAGGCTCTGGCGGCGCGGTGGCTTCTCAAGCCCGAGGACGTTGCGCAGATTCTTGGACCGCTGGGTGCGGAGGTGTGGGCTCAGTCCATTCAGCCGATGCCGCTGGATCAGCTTGCCCGGGAGTACGAGTACCGCATTGAAGCTGGCTCTGCCCGGAAGCCCAACAAGGCCGGGAGGATTGAAGCCCTTCAGATTGCCCTTCAGACCCTTGGGCCGATCCTCCAGCCGGTTGCAATGCAGGGTCAGGTTGGTCCGCTCAATGCCCTTCTCAAGGACTACTGTGAAGCCATTGACGTTGATTACGGTCCCTACATGATTCCCGAGCCGCCACCTCCTCCCCCGCCCCCCGATGCTGCCAGTGCGCCTGCCTCCCCGGCTGACGGCGAAGGGGGCGGGGAGGTTCCGGCGACTGAACTTCAGCAAGTGCCGCCGGAGCTACAGTAATGCACGGCAACTGCGTGGACCCCGAAGAACGATTCTGGATGAAGGTCAACTCTGGCTCTCCGAATGGGTGCTGGGAATGGACAAGTGTTTGCCACCACAACGGCTATGGGCAGTTGTGGATTTCCGGTAGGAACCGAGACTGCCACCGTTTTTCGTATGAGCTTCATTTCGGGGCGATCCCCAAGGGGATGTGCGTCTGCCATAGGTGCGACAACCCGAAGTGCGTCAACCCCAAGCACCTGTTTTTGGGGACTCAGGCGGAAAACTTGGCCGACATGGTGGCGAAGGGCAGGCACACAAAAGGCGAATCTCACGGCACCGCCAAGCTAACCCCAAAGGTGGTTGCCGCCATCCGTGAATTTCGACGCAGGCACCCCACCCGGCGGGGCTGCGCGAATGGGGCAATCACGTTCCTCGCCCGCTGGATCGGGGTCAGCACAGCTACCATCAGCGACGTTTCTGCCGGAAAAGCTTGGAGGACCGCATGACTGAACTGCCTTTTGAAATCAAGGACGCACCCAAGCACGTTCAGGATCACTACAAGAAGGTGCTGGCCCTTGGGCACGGGGAGCGGTGGGCTCTCCTTTGCGCCCTCCAGCAACCCCCGGGAACCCGTGGGACTGACCGG